TCGCCGCCTTCCTTTGGGCGGCGCTCGTCGAGCGCGGAGCGTTTGAGGGGCCGGAGGATCTGGCTGAATGCCTCACCCCAGCGACGATGCCCGGTGCCCTCAAGGCGCTCGCGGATGCCATCACGCAGGCCAACCCAAAAACGGACGACGCTGAAAAAAAAAGCTGAGAACGGCATGGGCCTTTGCCCGCGTCGAACTCGGCCTTACCGACACTGAGTTTGCGGACTCCACCTCCGCCGACTTCGCCGCCCTCCATGCCGCCTGGGAGCGGCAGGAGGAACGAGCCGACCGCCGCACCGCCCTCCTCGCCACGCTCCTCTTCAACGCCCACCGGGGAAAACAACCCGCCGCAAAAGTCGAAGATTTCATGCCACAGAAACCGCTCACCGCCGAACAGATCGCCGCGCAAAACCAAGCGTTTGCCGCTGCGTTTACGGCCACCGCGAAAGCATCGCAGGAGGTCGCCCGTGGCTAACTCGATGAAGATCGGCGTGCGGATCACGGGCGTGGATAACCTCCTCGAGGTCTTGAAAAAACTACCGCCAGCCATCGAGCAGAAGGTACTCGCGGCCGCGCTATCCGTGCCCGCCCGAAAGATGGCAAAGGCGGCCCGAGGCTTTATCGAGTCGGCCACGCGCGGCAAGGGCACCCTCGCCAAGTCGATCGACTTTTCCACGCGCCGCATCGCCAGCAAAGGCTTGGTCATGTCGCTGATAGGGCCGAAGCGAGGAGCCTCTGCAATCAACGAGAGCGGCAAGAAAGTAAACGCCACGCGCTACGCGCATCTCATCGAGTTTGGCCATGCGAAACGCAACAACGCTGGCACCGTCGCGGCCCGCCCGTGGCTGCGGCCCGCGATCGCCCAAGCTCAATTCTTCATCACCACGGACCTTGCCGCCGGGATCGAAAAAGGAATGGCGGCCGAACTCAAACGACTCGTAAAGACCAACCGCAAAAAGGGCGTCTCGCTCATCTAACCTATGGCCCGCAAAACAATCGGCACGCTCAACACCGCGATCACCGCCGACGCGCAGAAGTACGTTGATGAGTTTAAGCGTGCACAGCAGGCCACGAAAGACGGCGTGTCCGCGATTAGCGCTTCACTCAAGTCGCTCGGCAGTGGACTTGCCGCGAGCCTGGGGATCGGTGCCGTGCTATCTTTCGGCAAAAGCGTGGTTGATTTGGGTTCGCAGATCACGGACTTGTCGCAAGTGGCCAACATGGGGACAAGTGAGTTTCAAGCCATCGCATTGACGGCGATGGATAGCGGGCTGGCGTTTGAGCAGACCGCCAAGGCAGCGGAAAATATGCGGTCAAAGATCGAAGACGCCGCCAAGGGAAACACCGCCGCAGTTGCGACCTTTAAGACGCTAAACCTTTCTGCCGCTGGGCTCAAAGCACTTGCACCAGAGCGGCAGTGGGAAGTGATTGCCACCGCGATTGCCAACGCAAAGGACAGTCAGGCCGCGATGAACGCAGCGACGGACATTTTCGGAGCGAAAATTGCCCCGAAGCTACGTGAGACCTTGGCCCTTTTGGCCTCAGAGGGATTTGACGCGCTGAGCAAATCAACAAAGTCGCTTCAGTTTTCCCCTGAACAGTTAAAGACGCTGGATGAAGCGGGAGATCAGATGGCTCGTTTATGGCATTACACGAAACTCATCGGGGCTACGCTCATTACAGGAAAGGGCCAAGCCGCTACTACAAACGCAGAGCAGCAGGCACTTTTGGAAAAAAGAATCGCCTCGTTTGAAAAACACGGTGCCGGTTCAACAAAAGCCGCGAATGATTACCGAACGGCGCTGAAACGGCTACAAGATACCGCCGCCGCTACAAAAATCGTTTCAGAGGCGGCGACAGAAACTGCCGCCGCCGAAAAGAAGATGTCAGACGCTGCCAATCAGGCCGCAATGAAAGAGGGTGAACGCGCCGCGCAATTTGATACCGACCTCGCCGACCGCGCAATTGCTGCAAAGCAGGCGGCAAGAGTAGATTCTTTTCTACAGAGCACCCTCCAGAAAGCCATTGCCGGCACAAGTGCGGCCACGACCAAACTCACGGAAGAGCAGGTCGCGCTCGGGGAAAAAATGGAAGAGGCTGCCCTGAGTCCGCTGGCTCGCTACACAAAGGAGATCGAGCGCGTAAACGGACTCGAAGAGGCCGGCATCATCACGACCGATGCCGCCGCGCACGCCATCGGCGTGGCCGGTGAAGCCTACGTCAAGGCCGAGGGCGACCTCGAGGACTACGCCTCGCGCGTGAGGGCAGCAGCAGACGACCACACCAAATTCTCCAAATCGGGCGACGAGTTCTCCCGAGACATGGAGCAGATGTGGGGCCGCGTGGCCGACAACGCAGCCGACGCGATGGCGGAGATCCTGCTCAACGGCGAAAACACCTTCGAAGAGCTGGGCCGCGTGATCGTCAAGACCATGCTCAGCGCCGCGATCAAGGCGCAGCTTATCATGCCGCTCATGAATTTCATCGGCGGGACCAATGGACTCATGCCCGGGCTCTTCGGCAACTTCGCTGGTGCGAGAGCGGGCGGCGGTCCGGTGGCCGGCGGCAAGTCCTACCTCGTGGGCGAAGAAGGCCCGGAACTGCTCACGATGGGCAGCAGCGCCGGCACGATCACGCCCAACCGGACACTCGCACACGCTGCCGGCGGCGGCGGCGATAGCATGGTCTTCAACTACACGTTTTCGTCGGGCGTCACCAAGGCCGAACTCCTGCCACTGCTGGCACTCACGCAACAGACCACGCTTGCCAAGATCGCAGACGTGCGCCGCCGCGGTGGCAGTCGCGCTGCCGCCTTCGCCTAATTTATGGCCCTCTCCTACCCACTCACCAGACCCACCGGCGGCTTCCGCTCGATCGAGTGGAATCCCCGCACGATCGTCGGCATCAACTCTTCCCCGTTCACCGGGCAGCAGCAAACCTACGTATGGCCCGGGCAATGGTGGGAAGCCACCGTCACGTTGCCATCCATGACGGATACCCTCGCGGGGGTCTGGCAGGCGTTTTTCCTCTCGCTCAACGGGCGCGAGGGCTCGTTCTACTTCGGTGATTCAGTCCGCACGTCGCCGCTCGGAAACATCGCTGGCACCCTCACGGTCGGCTCGGGTGCAGTCGCCAACTCAACCACGCTGCCAATCGCCGGAGCGGGCGTGACGGTATTCGCGGTGGGCGACTGGCTCCAAGTCGGCGCGACGACAACGGCGCGGCTGCATCGCGTCGTGAAAGTTATCGACTCTGCTTCCGTAGATGTCTTCCCCCGCCTGCGCTCGGCCTACGCCGTCGGCACCACGATCATCAAAACCAACCCTGTCGGAATCTTCCGCCTGACCTCAATCCCGGCGTGGGGCTACGACGAAATCAAACGGTGTCAGGGGCTCACCTTTAACGCGATGGAGGTTCTGACTTAATATGGCACGCGACCTCCCCACCGGCATGGCCACGGCGCTCGCGCTGCCGACGGTCTCCCCGGTCTTCCTCGTCAAGATCGAGTGGCCCACCGGCACGGTGTATGCGTGGAACGGCTACGGCGAAATCAGCTTTGACGGCAATACCTACAGCGGCACCGGCCTGCTCGGCACCATCTCGGAAATCCGCGAGTCACGCGACGGCACGGCCAACGGCGTCCAGCTCAAATTATCCGGCATCCCGTCGGGCATGATCTCCCTCGCGCTGAGCGGCGAGTCGCAAGGCAAGCCCGCCCAGGTGTATTTCGGCCTGCTCGATGCCACTGCCGGATTCACGATCACCCCGTATCTCGTCTTCGATGGCGTGGTGGATGTGTGCCCGATCGAGGACAGCGGCGAGACGGCATCCATCACCGTGCAGCTCGAAAAAGAGTTGATCGACAACCGCACCCGGGGCCGTCGCTACACGCACGAGGATCAGCAAATAGATTTTCCCGGAGACCTTGGGTTTGAGTATGTGGCCGGTCTGCAAAACAAAGAAGTCACGTGGGGCAAGGCGGTCATCACCTCGGCGATCGCCCCCGGCTCATCACGCACCGAGGACAACGAGCCATGAGCACGCGCTGCGAAAACTGGCCGCTGGTGCTGGCGAGGTTCATCGAGGCCCACCGCGACACGCCGTTCGATTGGCAGCACAACAACTGCGCGCTCTTCGCGTGCGACTGGATCGCGCAGCTCACCGACCACGATCCCGCCGCCAGCCTGCGCCCTGGCATCACCTCTGCGCTCTCCGCCGCCCGCGTGCTCGCTGCCCACGGCGGCATCGAGGCGATCGCCGATGCCGCGTGCGCGGCGCAAGGCTGGCCGTCGTGCGAAAACAGCTTTGCCCGTCGCGGCGATGTCGTGCTTTACGATACCGACACCGGCCCTGCGCTCGGTGTCTGTGTTGGACGGCTCTCCGCGTTCGCTGGGGCCGATGGAGTCACGTTCGTGAATACAATCTCAACCCGCGCCGCGTGGCGCATCGCCTAACCATGTCACCTCCCGTCATCGGCGCAGTCGTCTTGTCAGCAATGGGTGTCGGTGCGATGACCGCCGGCGCGACCGTGCTCATCGCAGGCGTCGCGGTCGGCACAGTGGCCGGACTGACCGGCTCGGCGATTCTCATGGGCGCTGCCGTGGCCTATTCCGCATCGCAGTCGGCAAAAGCCCGCAGCGCGCTGGGATCAGCCAGCGTGGACCAAGGGCGCACCGTCATGGCCCGCGATGCCATCGGGCCGCGCCGCCTCATTTACGGGCAAACCCTCGTGTCGGGCAACATCGTGTTCATGCACGTCACCGGCGCGAAAAATCAGTATCTGCATCTCGTCGTCGTCGTGGCCGGTCACGAAGTCGAAGAGCTCGGCGACATTTATTTTAATGATGAACTCATCCCCATCTCAGCCAACGCCTCGACGGGTCGCACCGCTGGCTATGTGCGGATCAACAAAAAACGCGGCGTGGCTGGCGACGTGGCCGACGCCGACCTCGTGGCCGAGACTGGCGGCATCTGGACGAGCGCGCACAAGCTCTCTGGCTGCGCTTACCTCGTCGCCCGGTTGCAATGGAGCGCGGACATCTTCCCGAACGGCATCCCGGCAATCAAATGCGTCGTGAAGGGCAAGAAGGTCTACGACCCCCGCAGCGGCCTCACCGCCTACTCGGCAAACTCCGCCCTATGCGCGGCAGACTACCTCAAAGACTCGACGTGGGGCAAAGGCGTGGCTCAGGCGCGGATTCGTTCTGCCGACCTCATCGAAGCCGCGAACATCTGCGACGAGGATGTGACGCTGGACGACGCAACCACAGAGAACCGCTACGAGACGCACGGCACCATCGACGCCAACCAAAGCCCGTCCTCGATTCTCACCGACCTCGCCGGTGCCATGGCCGGCTGTATCGTGGACACGGGCGGGACATGGACTGTGCGGGCAGGCGCGCACCGCACCTCCACGGTCACGCTGACAGACGGCGACCTCGTGGGAGGATTCAGCGTGCAGCCGCGCCAATCGCGGCAGGATACCTTCAACCGCATCCGTGGCGTGTACGTCTCGCCCGGAAACCAATGGGCACCCGCCGACCTCCCCGCGCTCTCCAATGCGACGTACAAGGCGAGCGATGGCGGGGTCTGGCTCGACCGCGACGTGCAGCTCAATTTCACCTCATCCTCCGCGACCGGACAGCGGCTCCTCAAGATCGAGCTCGAGCGTGGGCGGCAACAGATCAGTTGCTCGGCAGTGTACTCACTCAAGGCGATGCAGCTCATGCCCGGTGACACCGTGGCCATCACCCGCGCCTCGCTCGGCTGGTCGGCCAAACTGTTTTCCGTAGTCGGCTGGACGTTTCAGCTCATGGGCGAAAACGAAAACATCGCCGTCGGCGTCTCGCTCGAGTTGCAAGAGACGGCGGCCGGCGTGTGGGATTGGGCCAACGGCGAAGAGACCACCGAAGACCTCGCGCCAAACACCACACTGCCGACTCCCTTCACAGTCGGCACGCCCACGCTCACGCTCCTCACCGACACCACCACCGTCAACCTTCAGCCCGACGGCACCATCCAACCGCGCTTGAAAATCTCGTGGGCAACGCCGAACAACATTCACGTTGAGAGCGGCGGCGTTGTGGAAATCGAATACAAGAAAAGCACCGATGGAGATTACACCGTGTGGGGCGAATCACGGGGCGACATCCTCTTCGACTTCCTCACGGACGTGAAGATCGGCGTGGCCTACAACATCCGCGCCCGCTTCCGCAACAACGTCGGCGTGCGCGGCAGCTACGCCACCGCGACCTCGGCGGCAATCGTCGGCGACACCGTGGCCCCGAACGACTCGACAGGATTCACTGCGACCGCGCAGCCCGGCTTCATTGACTTGTTCTGGTATCCAAGCGCCAGCAACACCGTGAACGAGTATCAAGTCTGGCGCTCGACCACGAGCGCGGGGTCGGGGTTTGGATTCATCGCCGACACCGCAAACAACCAGTTTCAGGACTCATCCGTCGTCGCGGGCACGAGCTACTGGTACAAACTTTTCGCCGTCTCCGCCTCGGAAATCGTCAGCACCCCCGGCCTCGTCGCCAACAGCGGCACCGTCGTCGTCGCCCTTATCGCACCGAATGGCGCGCTGCCCTCATCGCCCACGGCCCCCGCGCAACCGGCCACGCCCGTCGTGGGCACCTATGACGCAAGCGACGGCAGCGTGTACTCGTTTGTCACGCTGGAACTGGCGCCGCTGCCGTCCGGTGCCAAGGTGCAAAACCTCAAGTACCGACGCACCGGCGCGACCGAATGGTTATTGGCAGGCCAATACAAAAACACGGCGGGGCTGACCGTGGCACTCGGGACCGCGATTCGGCTCGACGATCTTTCTCCCGGCGTGGGCTATGACATCGCAACCCAAGCCTTCAACAGCACAGGCGGCTCTGCCGAGGTCGCGGGCACAGCGTTCACTGCGGCCACGAAGACAACGACACCGGGAGTGCCGAGCGCATTTACTCACGTTGCCGGCAATAATTCTGCTTATGCTCGCCCACCGTCAATGCTCGGAACGTTGGTCGGATACTCGTGCCGTCACAACTGGACCGCGCCGACAGACAAGGATTTAGTCGGCTATGAGTGGACGACACTCGGGACGACCGGCACGGACCCTGCTGGCAATGGCAATTTTTCGCCAATCAATGAAGCCATCAGCGTCCTGAATGGTCCGGTGACGAGTTATCTTTATGTGAGATCGAAGAATCGTTCCGGTGTATTTTCTGCGTGGGTGACTGATTCAGTGAACCTCAACACGTCGCATCTTCAGCCAGCTGGAGACATGATGCTCCAAGTGACTTCGACTGTGGCCGTCACTGGCATCACTCAAGGCGCAGGCTCGCTGCAAAGGCGCGTCGTCGCACGTCAGCCGGTTTACGCGCAGGTCAATTTGATCGGTGGCGCTGCGTCGGAAACCTATTCACTGAACATCACCAACTGGGGCTTCTCCGCCGCTCCCGATGTGGGATGGTTTCAGTCTGCAGACCAAGGGGGGATGCTCATACGCTACGACTACGACAGTAGCACTTCCGCGGTGGCAGAGCTGCGCATCACCATGGCCGACGGCAGCAACATCCCTGCGTGGACGAACATGGAAATCACCGGCGAGCTGGCTGAGTACACCTGACCTACGCACACTTATGGCCCTACGAAAATCATTCACGACGAGCAGCGGAGCCGTCGGAAACTATCACGTCATCACCTCGTTTCGCTGGGAGCCAGATGGCGAGACCCCCGAGGCCAGCGCGATTATCAGCCTCTATCTCGACAAGGCTGCATCTGCCGCAGGCCGCTCCCCGCTTGTCCCGATCATCGGCAAGTTCCGTCTGTTTGGGCCAGCGTTTGAGGAGCACCTCAGCCGCAGCGCGCTCAAGGCCGCAGACGTGGACATCGTTGCGCAACTGTACATCGCTCTCAAAGCCTCGTGCCTGATCGCGCACGCATCCGAGCAACGGGACCGAAAGCAGTTTTTGTCGAGCGATTGCGGCATCGACTTCTACCACGACGCGGAGGACGTGTGACCGCGCTCCTCATCGGCTCCATCGGTCTGCTATTGGCGGGCGCAGGTGTGCTTCTCTGGGGCGCGGCAGCGATCATCGGGCACTTCTGGAACTGGCCGAGACGGTGAGTGGGTCCCACTTGCTA